CCATCGGCGTTGAAGTACGATCCAAATATGAAAGTGTTTGTAAGCTACAAAACATACGATTTGTACATGCAAGCTCAAAAGAACCAAACCAATAAGGGTGTAGACTTCACTCAACAAGGTGTGGCTCGTTACAATGGCTTACAAGTTGTTCGCGTTGCTGACATGCCAGACGATACATACTTGATGGCTAAAGGTACTGCCGGTTTAGACAGTAACTTATGGTTAGGTTTGAACTCATCTGAAGATGAGAATAAAGTAGAATTAGCCAAATTGCAGGCAAATAGTGAGCTTTACTTCATCAAAATTTTGATGAAAGTGGATGTTCAGATTGGCTTTAACTCTGAAACAGTTTACTATGGCCAGTAATAGCAACTTAAAAAACCTCTTCGCTAATAACCCCACCTTGCAAAAGGTGTGGGTTAACCAAGGTGGAGAATGGGTATTCGCCCCACTCGAAGGCTTTAATGAATTAAGCCGTGAAGAAGTTCTTGAATTACCTGAAGAAGCAACTGAAGAAGTAGCACAAAAGGCTACAACCGAAGAAGCAACTGAAGAAACCCCCAAACCCAAAAAACCATCTAAAAAATAAAATGAAAAAGTTTCTTTTCGCCGTAGCGTTGATGTTATCCGCTACTTTCGCTAATGCTCAAAGCACATCGCCACGTTTCGCCACTACCAACAGCGGTGATAACACTTACCGCGCATTGTCTTTGTCTTATACATCGGTAACTGATGCGGCTGGTGCTGACACCACAACCCTCCGCACGAACAAGTTCACAAACTATGTTCGTGTTGCCTTGGTTGACAGCTTGACTTTGACACCAATAGTAACTTCGTGCAAGGCAGGTGATGAGTTAGTAGTAATTGCTACTGGCACAAGTGGGAATAAATTAAAGTTCACTGGTACTGCTTTCCAAAGCGCAGGTACTGCCACACTATCAACGGGCACTACCGCAGTTCTTACATTCGTGTTTACGGGTGCTAAGTGGGCAGAGAAAAGCCGTATTGTACAATAATTTACCACCTCAAAATCATCAAGCCTCATGGCATTACCTAACATAACATTCATCAAAGGCGAAGGCGGTTTAGGCCGCGCTTTGCCCGGTGAGGACCACAAAAGCGGTATGTTGTTCTATACGAGCAACTTGCCAAGTGGCTTCTCGTCAAACGCGCGTGTAAAAGCGTTGTATAGTCTTGCTGATGCCGTTAATGCTGGCATTAAGAATGATTACAGCGATGCGACCGCCGCGCAAATGACCTACACCATTACCGCAGCCGGTAACGCAGGCGATACCATTCGCGTTCGTGCTACTCAAATCACACCAACGTTGCAGAACACTGTTACAATTGGTGAGTATACGCGTGTAGGCACCGAAACAACCACGCAAGTAGCGACTGGTTTAGCGGCATCGATTAACGCCTATGCGCAAGCAACTGGCTTTACTGCAACTTCATCGGGTGCAGTTGTAACCGTTACTGCTCCAAAGAGCTTTGGTACTTGGCACAATTCCGGAACAAATTATTTTGCCATCGTGACTGGTTCTTTAACTGCCACGATCGTGCAGAATACAGTTGCCGGTGTTGCATCGGAGCAAGCCGTATGGCACTACCATATCAGCGAGTTTTTCCGCATGAATCCTAAAGGGGTGTTGTTCGTAGGTTTCTACGCCATTCCTGGTTCTTATACATTCGCTGAAATTACTTTGATGCAAAATTATGCGCAAGGTGCCATTCGCCAAATTGCGGTATACAAAAAGGCTACTTATGCTGATAGCGACATCGCTTTAATCGATGCCGTGTGTAAGGCTAACGATGCCTTGAAAAAGCCTATCAGTGCGTTATATGCTGCCGATTTAAGTGCCACCGCCGACATTACCACGCTTGCAACTTTAGCAACTAAAACCAACAACAAGGTATCAGTAGTTATCGGTCAAGATGGTTTGCGCCAAGGTTATTTCTTATTTGCAACCAATGGCAAATCAATTACCAACGTAGGCACTTTGCTTGGCACTATTAGTAAAGCAAACGTAAGCGAGTGCGTTGCATGGGTTAACCAGTTCAACATCAGCAATGGTGTTGAAAACGAAGCCGCCATGTTCGCCAACGGTCAATTCTATGAAAGCTTTGCCGATTTGGAAAGTACTTTAGAAGCGATGGAAGCCAAACGCTACATCTTTGTACGCAAGTACGTTGGATTGTCGGGCACTTGGTTCAACAATTCGCACACGGCCATCGCAGAGAATAGCGACTACGCTTACATCGAAAATAACCGGGTAATCGATAAAGCTGTTCGCGTGTTGTATGCTGCATACTTGCCATACATCGCCTCACCAATCAATTTGAACGCCAATGGCACATTAACTGATGTATCAGTAGGCTTGTTCGAAGGTGTGGGTGAAACTGCTCTCGATGAAATGGTTCGCTTGGGTAATATCAATGCCTATGATGTTGTTGTTGATCCATCGCAAGATGTATTGAGCACATCGGAATTGGTTATTGCTGTATCGCTTCTCATGCCGGGTGTTGCTCGCCAAATCAAAATTCCTATTTCTTTCACCACCTCAATCGCATAAGTAAACTATGGCAGTACCTTTAATTAACGGAATCGCGCACAGCTGGGCCACTATCAACGTGGTAGTACTTGGCCAGCAGTTGCAAGGCATTACATCCGTAGAATACAACAAAAAGCAGAACATCGTAGATAATTACGGAGCCGGGCAATATCCCGTGAGCCGTGGTTATGGCAACTTTGAGTTTGATGGAGCGATTGAGATGTACAAAGACGAACTGGATAAGCTCGTAGCAATCTCACCGAATCGCAATCCATTAGAATTGCCTTTCTTCGATATCGTAATCGTGTATGCCGGTGTTGGGATTGCTCCTACTCGTACTACATTGAAAGCATGTAACTTCATGGAATTGCCAGTGGCAGTAGCCCAAGGTGATACAAACATCAAGGTAAAAATTCCTTTGAAAATTGCTGATATCGTAAACAAGTAGTATATCTTTGTGAGTATGGAAAATTTAACACCACAACTCACCGAAGCTGAAGTACTTGCATTCGAAACGAAAGCAAGTGAAATCGCAAAACAACGGGGGTACGTTCAAGTACATCCCGTTGTTTTTATTATGCCCGAATCGCTTGAACGCATCGTTGCATATTTGCGGAATCCAACCTTCACCGAGAAGCTTTATGCTATGGACCAATCAGCAATATCCGGTCCGTGGATGGCTTCAATGAATATGATGGATTTGCTTTTGATTAAAGAGGAATCGCACGCATTGGCTTCGAGCGATGCCCCACAAGCGGATAATGTTAAATTGGGGATTGTGAATTACTGCTTAAATCTTGTTACATATTATTCGAACCAGTTTAAAAAAAAATAGATTTCTATGAGATAGATAGTAAAGACATCCGCCACCACTATCGCCGAATGGCCGCCATGATTAGATGCACATTGAAATATGTGCCCGATGATGAGGATGAATTTGCGAAGGCGTGGGCCGATGTCAAATACTATTTAAGCATAGTATCGCAAGTGAAGTATGAGTAACACCAATGTAGTATATACGCTCTCGCTAAAGGACATGATGTCCAAAGCGATTGACAATGCCAACAGCTCCGCCAATCGATTGGAAGGTACTATGACGAATGTCAAAAGTATTTTAGGAGCCTTAGGCGTTGCCGGGGGTATTGCTGGCATGGTGCAGTTTGGGCGTTCGATGGTAGAGGCAGGCACGAAGGTAGAAGATGCTACAACGGGCTTGACTACGCTTTTGAAAGACAGTGCCCAAGCCGCGCAAGTGGTTTCAAATACAATGGAGGATGCCACAAAAACTCCATTTGGTTTTGAATCATTGTTATTAGCCAACAAGGCATTGATATCGGCAGGCGTAAACGCTAATGTTGCTCGTGAAGATGTAATGAATCTCGCCAATGCCATTGCGGCCACGGGCGGAGGCGATGACGAGCTTCAGCGCATGGTTGTTAACTTACAGCAGATAAGTAATACTGGCGAAGCCACTGCCCAAGATTTAAAGCAATTCGCATTTGCAGGCGTGAATCTTACCAAGGTGTTAGGCGATGCCGGCATAAAGCTCGCCAAAGGTCAACAAGCCACATACGCCCAAATTACCTACGCATTGAAAAAAGCCCATGATGAAGGAGGTGTTTATTTCAATGGCCTTGAAAACATGATGGGCAATTCAAGTATTAAAATATCGAACCTTGAAGATGCGTTTTTTCAATTTAAAGTGCGTTTATTCCAAACCGTTCAACCTGCATTAAATGGCATCATTGATTCGCTTATTAAGTTAACCGAAAACCTTATGAGTATGGTTAAATGGGTAAGCGAAAACCGCGAACAAATAAAAGCATTGGCAATTGGATTAGGTACGATGTACACCGCTATGAAAATAGCTATTCCAATGATGGAAGGTATGGGATTAGCTTCAACGGCTATGCTTGGCCCACTTGGGTTAGTTGCCGGGGCAATTGCTTTAATCACTTATGGACTATATGAATGGGCGGCAGCTGAAGATAATCTACGCAATATTCAAGACAAAGCGGTAGAGGATTCAAATAAGCACATCAAAGAAACGCTAACCGAACGAGTTGCATTATACGAACAAAGCGGTATGGCTCACGCCGCCGCCGTTAAGAAAGTAAGCGAAGCCACTCGCCAAACATACGTTCAAGATTTATCCCAAGTAAACAAGGACATTGAGGCTACGCAGTCTAAAATGCAATTCTTGAAAGACCAGGGCTTCAGCTCGCAAGCCGAGGATATGACCAAGGGATTACAAGATTTAATGCTTGAAAAACGCAAACTTGAAGCTGGATTGCGTGGGGTTGATGAATTTGCAAAGGGAGGCGTTGAAACGCCTAAATCGGGTATGCTCCCAAGTGCCAATACGATTGATTCAGCCACACCAAGCAAATCCAAATCAGTAGCGCAAGGCACCAAAGTAACTACAATTAACGTGAGCATAAAAGACCTTATAGGCGAATACAATATGAACGTGACCAACGTGAAAGAAGGCACCGAAAAGATAAAACAAATAGTTGTTGACACCCTTATGGGGGCTGTCAATGACTTCCAAATGATAGTACAATAACATGGATTACTTACCTTCATCCGCATTTCCTACGATTCAAGGGCTTAAAGCCACCGGATCATCACTTGGTACGCCAGTGCAGTCCAATGTTATTTTCCAAAAAGGAGAATACGAGTTATTCGATGGCACTACACAAAATTGGGAAACAATGCGCTTTGATGCCGTATTGATTTCTGTAAGCCAAGCCAAGAAGATTGTAAAAACCGAAATTGCAGGGCGTAATGGCACGGTAAAGGAATACATAGGATTGGATGATTATGCCATTCAAATTACGGGCGTAATTACCGCCGAGAATGGCAAGAACCCGGCAGGGGAAATCGAAGCCTTGAAACGTATTTTGGATAGTCCCATTTCGATTGCCGTATCGAGCCAATACTTACAAAACCTTGGCATTTTCTCCATAGACATCGAATCGTATGACTTAGGGCAACAGCCGGGCGGATTTTCCTACCAAAACTTCACCATCAACGCCACATCTTCAAACCCTGCCGAAATATTCCTCAATGCTTAGGGTTTACACGCATATTACTATTGGCTCGCTATCGTTTCCATTCGTAGCTGATTACGGCATTGAAACGAACATCAAAAACCAAACGCAAGGCGGTACCGTTACAATTCCCAAGAATTTGTATTATCGAGATGCCAATAACCGATTACGCCCATTTGGCGGCAAATCGGTAAAGGTTTCGGACCTTATAAAGCGAGGCGATAAAGTAAAGATTGAAGCTGGCTATTTTGGATTCAGTACCATATACACCATATTCGAGGGCTTTGTTTCGATGGTTGGCAGTAAAACGCCCATCGAGATAAGTGTAGAAGATAATATGTACCAACTGAAGCAAACGCCAGTTAATCCGGGTACGTTTACCACATTGGAGGCTTTACTATCGCATATCTTAACCGGCACTGGCTTCACGTTTCAAACAATGGCCGAAGTAACCACAATCGGGGAGTTTGTAGTAGGAAATGAAACCGCTGCGCAAGTGCTCCAACGTGTAGAAAAGGACTACAAGTTTAACGCCTACTTTCGGGGCAATGAATTGCGGTGCGGTGTAATCCGATTCCCACGAGAAAACGCCAAGGAATATGTATTCAACTTCCAAAAAAACATCATC